AGGGACACAGAGAGACACTCAAGGTAACACCCAAAGGACAACTAAATGGTCATCCCAACCCTAGGGAACCCTCAAGGTCAACCTTCGGTTGTCTTTAGGTGATTGGCTGGGCTTTAGGTACCCCTATGGGGGGAACTTTGGGTCCGTACACTGTGAGATAGTCACTCAGATTTTTATGGTATATTTTAAAGGACCCTCTAGGAACTCCTCAGGCCCTCTCTAAGACACTCTTGAAGTAACACTAATAGACTGGCCTATCTTTAGGTATAGACCTTAGGATAGACCATTAGAGGCTCTTTATGGGTATACTTTAGGACTTGACTCTATAGGGATGAAGTGGTGTGATGCAATCATACCGCTGAATCCCTCGGTGAACCATCAGTCTGTGATGAAGACCTTAATCAACACAAGTAAGTAAAGAGCAAACGGTAGACTCCAATGAACTGAGGTCTCCATTAATAACTGCGTAACCAAGGGCAGCACAAAGTACCATAAGAAAGCGGTAGGTGACTCTATGCCGCAATAGGTTCAACAATAAGCGGAACATGAGTCTCCTCCTTTATGTTGGTCTTTAAGTTAAGGTGATATTAATACAATATAATCACCATTCTTAGAGGTCACTTTAGGTACACTACTATGCATACTTTATGCACTCTATAAGTATTCATTCAGTATCTATATAGTAACCTTTCGTCCCTCCTCTCCCTATAGTGAGTCGAATTGATTTCCCTTTAGATTCAGCAACTTAAAAAGTGACCCTCCGTGGTCTCTAATGAATCCATATTCACTCTTAATGCATAAATCACCACTCAATGAAAGACGTACCGTAACCCTCATCGTCCTCAGAGTACACATCAACGCCTCCAACGGACATCTCAATGATGTGTGTAGCGGCTACCGTCGGTCGCATCATGTGTTCCTCAAGGAAGTCAGCAAGCACTTCACCTTCGACCTTAATGGAATCCAACTGCATGGACTCACGGAGATACTCAATGCCTAACGCAAGGGCATCCAATCGGTCATCGTGTGCCAGAGCGCCTTTCTCACGAGTGATACGAGTCATCTGATAGAACAGTGAGTACTTAACGTCATGCTTACCGTCTACGTCACGAGCGGACTGGTAGTCGGCCCTAATTACCTCATCACGAATGACAAGGCGGTGAGTCTGCATGACTGGCTCAAGGGTATCACAAATACGCATCTCCTTCATACCACGAGCACGAATCTCTTCCATCACACAGTTGTGGTGTTTAAGAAGGATAGGACTGAATACCTTACCAAACATACCGTCACCGAAGTTACTCTCGTAGACAACCGTCTGGACTCCCCACTGCTTGGCCTTCTTAGCGAGTAACTCAATGGTCTTATCAGAGTAGCCATCACGGAAACCACCAGCTTCCATAAGGTAGATGTAACCGTTCAGAGTGTACAGCACAGCGTAGCCTGTTTCGTCCTTACCACGACCACTGGGGTCAATGACCAGAATCTTCTGTTGGTACTGACCTGAGTTGTTGGAACAATCATGGTACGTGTGAAGGTCATCACCCTTAAGGCCAACGTTAGGAAGGTCCTCAATGATGTTCTGACGGTTCGGAAGCCACTGGTAATGCATTGGGGCCTTCTCTAAGTCTAAGGCCGCTACGATAGCGTCACGGAGCCTCAGAGGATACTTCTCGGCATCACTCAGGTTAGGGTTAAGCATGAACTGTAGCGTAAAGCCAGCCTTACCGTATTCCAACTCACGCTCCCGAAGGTCATCACGGTCGAATCGAACAGGGTCTGTAGGAGTCCCAGCAAGAATCTCAGGGTTCTCCTCGTACTCAGCACGCAGCATTGGTGCCAGACGTTGAGAGTAGTAGAGGTTCTCTTCGTGAGTCCTTGGGTACAGAGCAGGCCAGATGATAGTGGAGTACCCACGGTTATCCTCAAGTTCCTTATAGAGGGTCACCTCAGTCTGAGGTGTGCCAAGGTAGATAACGCGAGAAGTGGGCAGCGGTTTAAGTAACGCAGCGAACTCCTGAACGAGAGTCCATAGCTTCTCACGGGCACCCATAGTCGCACTGTTAGATGGAATCTCAACGTCATCCGCAATGATAATGTCAGCACGGCTACCAGTTAACTGACCAGTGATACCTACTGATTTCACACTAGGAGAGTGGTCGGGCTTAGCTGGGCCTACGTCGAAACTAATCACAGAGTCACGCTGTCCCGGTCTCGGCTTCAACTCAGCAAGGAAAGGGAGCAGGTCAATGATGTTCTTGATGAAGATGGAGTTAGCGTCCGCACGTTCCTTAGAGGCTGATACAATAAGTATCTTCAACTGAGGGTCTCTCCATAAGGACCACACAACGAACGCACAGGTGATGAATGACTTACCGATACCACGGAAAGCCTGTAGGATGAACTTCTTGTTGTCTCCGTTAGCTAAACATCGGGCCATGTCAATTTGACACTTAGTCGGCGGTGGGAGAGCAAGAGCCTTCCACAATACGAACAGGAACGCCACGAAGTCGCCCTTTAGTTGCGCCACAACGAGCGCATTACGATTTGCTTGAGTAGACACATTACCTCCTTACTTGGTTTCCTGCTTACGTTGCAGTTCACGAATAGTATCCTGTAACGCACGAATCCATGCGTCACCCTTTTGGGTTACTGCGAGAATACGCTTAGCATCTCGCTCGTCAAGTTCGGCTCGACCATCAGGCTCGAATCCACACTGACCATCGGAGGTTCCGGCAGTTTTGACTCTGACGCGCAACCGCTTATTGTCGCTACGCAAATCAGAAATAATCCTATCAGTGCTCCCTTCCAGCGCGGCAAGGTCTGCTTGATACTTAGCCGATATTTCATTGATTGCTCTTTGAGTGCTCGCTGTAGCCTCAACTCTCTTAACGTACTCATTCTGTACCTCCTGCTTCCACTTAGCGTCCATTGAGTCAGCCCCAAGTTGCCATCCCCATCCGAATAGCATCCCAGCGAGAACCCAAGGGACCAGCTTACGTAAAAATTCCAGCATAATGCCTCCCGTTAACTTTCAGATTTCACGTAGGAGCATCTCGTATAGACAATGACATCCATAAAGACCACTACATATAGTGGCCTTGAGTATATCACTGTAAAGTGTAAATGTCGTCATCAGTGAGACCATCGTCTCCAACTTTAGACTTGTACTCGTCCAGAGCACCAGCAAGGCCACCCAAGATGTGTTCATCAGGTTGCAGCTTACCAATCTGGAACTTATGACGGTCTAACAGTTTGTTGATGGCGTTATAGAGTTGTGGAGAACGACGCTCAGGGTCCGAAAGGTCCGCAAGCATATGCTGTGCCATCGCAGTGTCCAACATCTCTAAGAACGTAATAAGGCTCTTATCCTTTTCCATACGCATCACTCCTTATTGGCTTTCTTCCAGTCAATCATCTTATCGACTACCTTGGCACCAATCTGAACCACTGTGTAGGCGATAGCAGCAACATAGAACCACTCATTAAGACTCAGCCCAAAGAAAAGCCTCGCAGCGCCATCAGCCACACCAGTGCCAACAATAGGTGCAGCCTTGACTAACTCATTATTGAAGTCCAAAGACAGCATGTCTCCTCCTTATTAAAGACCCTCCTTGGTCTCAATCTGGTGTCATCCTTAAACGTTATTCTTCTTCTCTAGCTCCTGAACCCGCTCATCTAGGTTCTTAACGAGCAGCATTAGCCCACCGATGATTTGGTTAGGGTCTGGGGATTGCATTCCGTCAGACAACACATCTACCGCTTCTGGCCAGATTCTGATCAGGTCCTGAGTAATGAAGCCTGCACGAGACTTCTTACCAGTAACAGTAACGGTTCTTCCACGATTATCGGTGTACTCAGAGTCCTTATACTTATAGGAAACTGGGATGTACGAGCGGATAATATTAAGCATATCGTCAGCGGAGCGTACAACCTTTATGTTTTCCTTAAGCCTTCTGTCTGACAGGAACCACCGGAAACCAACCGCTGTGTTATCCACAAGGCCCTCAAGGTAGTCAACACCGCGTGCGGTAAATAATTGAACACCTCCAGGCGGCTTAGCGAAGTGTGCCTTGTTCTGTAGGTAGTTATATAAATCACCACCAACGTTGTTCCATAGACCACCAAGTAAGTTGCCCATAGTATCAAATTGACAGCTACCCATTCCTGAGAAAATACTTGCACCAATTATATTATTTCCAGCCTCAATACGAGCACCATTAACAGCCTGAAAATCGAAGGCGCGTACTGCACCGTTACCCATAAATGTAACGCGACCTATCTCAGCAGAGTTCTCAAAGTTTACCGTGCGAAAAACAAAACCACCACCACCTGCACCTTTGTTAGTCACAAAGTCAGACTCCCCATTGCTGGTCTCGTTCCAACCTATGTGAAGGCCTTGTCGGTTTCCGATGTGTGCTGGTACACCTTTAATAAACATCCTCCATATATCGTTATAAGTGTTCGGTGCTGATTGTTGTTGTATGCCACCATTGGCAACAACTACACCATCTACCCACACATCCTTATGGAGAGCCGTAACCCCTTTAACATCAAGTGCCTCACCAACACTTAAGCCCTTCGTAATATGACCTGCTCCAGTGGATATCAGTCCACCAGCTTCAACATCCATTGGGGTTTTAATATCTCCTTTGAACGTTACATCGTTCTCATTAACGCCCTCAATGGCTCCTGCAAGCGCATTCCAGTTACCCAACTTATCCGCCTCACGTTCCGCACGGTCTGCTTGCTGTTCTGCCAAAGTAGCAGAGTTAGCGGAAGCAGCAGCGGAGGCAGCAGCGTTCACCTCAGATTGGCGAGCAGCAGCCGCAGAGCCGCCAGCAGCGGTAGCCTGTTGTGTCGCAGTATTCTTGAACTGCTCAGCCTCATTACGGAATCCCTCAGCCTCATTACGCCACTTATAGGTATTCGTAGCGTTCGTGCCGGACTCGTTCTTAAAGCCCTCCGCTTGGTTACGGAAAGTCTCAGCCTCATTGCGGAACTGTAAGGCTTCGTTACGTGCCTGCCACGAGTTCTGATTCATGGCCTTAAGTTGACCAAATGGAACAGCATCACGGTCATCCACAGCGTTCGCTAGGTTGACGATACGACGACCACGGGCATCCAAGTGACCATCGTTATTGACACCAATGGTATCCGCAGTCAGGTCACGGGCCTCTTCCGCTACATGCACCGTCTGAATCTGAGCCACGTTAAGGTCATACGCACGGAGGATTGAACCATCCGTAAAGTCAACCAATCTGTCGGTCGTGGAGGTTACTCGGCGCAACTCGATGGTAGTGTACCCGTCCGCTGGCCCCCAAGCCTTAGTCAGTGAGATGGTAGTACGCGTAGCAAAACGGTAGTCTGTATTAATCATAAGGACCTTGCGGTCTACGCCAATAAGAGTTACCACTACGAACTTACGGGCTAGATACTCAAACGGGATATTAAAATCACGATTGGAGCCATCTAACTGGTAAGTCAAAACGGTTTTAATTACGTTAGCCATTTGACCTCCTTAAAGTAAATCTAAGAGACTACAGGGAGAAGATTATTTCGCCTCTCCCTATAGTGAGTCGTATTATTTCCGACGCTCCTTCAAGTTGACACCATTCGCCTCATAAATCTTCAACACAAGCTGTTGAGTCAGAGGGTCGTTAGGCACTAACTCTTTGGTCGAGTTCATTAAGCCAGTCATGAAGTCCTGCTCGGTTGCCTTGTTAGGCGAGTTAACAACACCAGCAGCATTCATTAGGGAGGCCCCTACGTTAGCCACAAAGCCAGCGGAAGGCATCTGCTCCAGAAGGTTAGAACCCATAGCCCCCATTACCTCTCTTGAGGTGTACGGTTTGTTTGGGTCACGTTCCTTCATGGTGTCCTTAGGTAGAATCGTGGAGCGAACCATCTTGGAGGACTCGACCCCTAAGATACCACCAACTAGGTCAGCCATAGCCAAAGGCGCACCCAATTGAGAACTACGAGACAACGAAGCGTGGGCAATCATTTTTGGGTCCAATGCGCGCTCCAAGTATTCTTTACGTTGCTCCTTAGGCATTCCATACGCTTTGACGTGTGCAGCCATAGCGTAGTAACCGCCAGCGAGACCCATAGAGATGATACTAGTCAGCGCAGCGTCAATGGCTCGGTTGTTCTTGTAGCCATCATAGAAGGTCCTCACGAACTTAGAGTTAAGGGATTTAATGGTGAAAGACTTAAACTGCATAACCATCTTACCTAATGCTCCGAACGCATGGGAATCCTGTAAGGACACCTTGTGCGGACGCAGCATTGCCTCATCAGCTACCTTGTCAGCCAGTCGCCATAAGTCCATAGCTCGTGGGTCCATAGAGAACGCTTGCTTGTCCTTAACGGTAAACTTCCCGTCCTCACCACGGACCATGTGTTCCTTGATGAGAGACTTGATGCCAGCCATCTGCTCAGGAGTTACGGAGGCTCCACGAAGGAATCCCTCTTTCTCCCAGCGGGTAGTCTTACCTGTTAAGGTAGCACTGATAACGTCCCCAAGCATACCTTGACGCGCAGCATCCAGAAGGTAGTTAGTGGTTCCGTTCAGCATCTTAGTCCACGGAGAGCGAGCAGCCAGTTCCTGTGTGGTATACTTCAAGGTCCCTACGATGTTCGACACAGCAGGTCCTGTATCAGTCGCTTCCCTTAGGCGCTGTACAATGTCAGCACGTTTAGGGCGAATCAACTGGTCCACCTCCTTCCCGAACAGAGACGCATGGAGTTCCTTGAGTTCCTTAGCGGAAACTGGTTTAGACTTGTAAAGTGTATCGCGCAGAATTGGGATACCGTGACCGAGAGCACGCACGTTACCTGTGGCAAACATACCAGCAATCTCCGTAAGGTTCTGAGCACCCATATAGGCGTTCTTAGCGAAGAACCCTAGGTCATTGATGGCTCGCATCGATGTTTCCCACACAGTGTCCTGATTGCGTCGAGCACGACCAGTAAGAATCTTAACGGTATCCATGAGAGCATGAACCTCGCCAGTCTTCTTCCCGTCACCCTCAGCTTTCGCTTTGAGAGCCAAAATCTCATCCTTAAGTTCCTTAGTGGTTTTACCAGTAGACCCCATGATGGCGATGTCACCATTAATACGGCGGTCATACGCTGGCATGATGCGGAACATATCGAAGTCCCTTAGGTCGTTCACCGCAAACTGTTGTCCATCAGGCATTGTGATAGATATGTCAGAATCAAACAAGTTACGGGCTTCAAGGAACGAGTTGTTCTCAATACCTACTAGGCCCTCAATGTTCTCTTCAATCACGGAGCTGTTGGAGAACTTGTCAGAGTGGGAGATACCATATGCCTTGTCCATAGCGTACTTCTCGACCATATCCATAGTCACCTCTTGTACTGATTGAGGTGCGTTACCTGATATAGTCTCACCAGCAGTAGTGCCCTCACCGTCAACAGTAGTCTTCTGCCATTTGGCAGCGGAGGCTGCTGCTTCAGCTTCGGCGGTGGCTTTGGTGATTCTGTCTTGGACCCTAGCAGCCTGTCCTTTCATGTAGTCGAGACGCTCTGTGTTAATACGGACGTGAGACTTCTGGGTCTCAATCATCTGCTTCCGGCTCTCAATCTTAACAGGAATGGTTTTGCTATTAGGTTTAGCAGCTAGTTTTTCTTCCAACTCCCTCAGCTTAGCCTCATGAGAAGCTAGTCTGTCCTTGGAGTTCTGGAGTTTCCTTTCACGGTCCGCAACTCGCTTCTCAGCGTTTGTTAGGACGTCTTTTAGTTCCGATACCTTATCACTTGCCTGTGTAGCTGCATCATCCAGTTTCATCTGGTAACGTGCTGTGTCGATAGAAGAGTGCTTATTAGGTGTAGTACCCGCAGTCTTACCTGTTGGTTGAGATGCCCGTAACTGCTCTACCAACATCTCGTCCACTCGCGCCTTGACTTCAGGTCTTGACACATAACTTGCTAGCCATGACTTCTTGATGGCCTCCTGTAAACCTTCAGCACCGTACCGTTGAATCATCAACGCCTTAGCGTGGCGGTCATAAACATGAGGAACGTATGTTCCCTTATGACGACTCTCTGGGAAGATGCTTACAGCCTTCGTATTACCGAAGATTGCTGGATTCTCCATGAGTTCACGCTTAGTGTCAAAGTGGCGCTTAATGATGTCCATTACGATACGCTCAGATGGAGTGAGCGCCTTCTGTAGTTCTGGACGCTCAATAGCCAATGCCGCTCTACGGTAGATAGTGTAGCGAGTCTCTTCACGAGACATCTTAGCACCACCAGTGGAGAACTCAGGGTCTTTCATCGCGTCAGACATTGCTTTGTACAGGTCGTTATAAGTACGCTGGTCAGTACTATGAAGTCTCTCGTGGATGTCAGAAGCTGTTGCGCCGAACTTACCTGAGGAACCAGACTGCATACCAGTAGGAGAGCGAACGAGGTCGATAGCCACTCTACGGATGTCAGCATCGTCAGACCCCAAGGTCTTCAAGCCTATCTCGGTGAACCCAGCAAGTTTGATTCCTCGCGCAGCCTTCTCAGGGTCAACCTCAGAGAACTCTTTGAGAGTCTTAGGGTTGGTTGGGTTGCTTGCGCTTATAACGGAGCCATCATGTAACACCACGGCACCTTTCTCGGTCGGTAAGTCCTCATAAGGAATACCGTTATGTTCACCTTCAAACTTCATGTTCTCAGTGTTCATCCGAGAGAGGTCCGTAGAGTTTGCGTTGCGTGCTGTCTCACGGGCTTCCATTCGCATCATAGGACCAATGAACTCATTGTCGAACTCAACTTCTGGCTTATTGCGTTTCAGTCCAGCAGCTACAGCGTCACTGATTGCGGACATACCAGCACCAAACAAAAAGCCACCCAAAGCAGCACCTGAGTAGTCAGCGTTACCACCAGCTACGGATGTGCGGAGACCTTCGGATGCAACGTTAAGTGCAGCACTTTCGGCACCAACTACAAGGGCCTTATTGACTAGCTTAAAGCCCTTACCAGTCACACCGACCATAGGAACATAGCTGAGTGGGTCCACGCCAGCGCCGATAACGCCAGCACTAAGTTTAGCACCTAGACCAGCTTCGGCAGCACGGGAGTCATTCTCAAAGTTCTCGTTAGCCAGCTTAATGAGGTCGTCAAGGTTCTCAGGAGAACCACCAGTTACCACATTGATGTACGCAGGGTTCTTAACCTCGGTTCGAATCTTCTCTAACTCTTCTGGAGTCCAGATGTGAGAGTTCCAGCGAGTCGGCGTAATGGTGTCTTTAAACACATCAAAACCATTATCAAGACGACCAGCACGGAAAGCCATCCCAGCGACTGAGTTGGATAGTACAGCTTTGGTAGCATCTTTGAATCCGAAGAAGGTTGAACGCTTGTTGTACTCATCAAGTGTTTCTCCGTGGGTCTCCCAAAAGTCCTTGGCGAATGGTTTCGCCGGAGCCTCCTGTTCGATACCTTTAACGTCAAAACTTGTAGACTCAGGAAGTTCCTGTGTTACTTTCTGACTGTGGCTGATTCCAGCTAGTCCAACGTCAGCCGGAATGCCTTTACCCTTTGGGGTGATACCACCGAATGCTTCCAACTGTCCAGCCATAGGAGACTTAGCGACATCCAGAAGGCTACGCATATAATTACGTCCTTCCTCAGAGATGGACGAGAAGTCTCCCTTAGAGTACGCCTCAAGTTGTGGACTACCCAAGCGTCCCTCGCCTTGGTTATACGCAAGGGCAGCTTTGAGTTCGTCACCATCAAACTTGCCTACCAGACCCGCAAGGTGCTTAGCGGCAGCGTTGATAGCCAACTCAGGATTCAGTCGGTCATCGTCTGGCCCATCGGTAACACGCAGTCCCATTGCCTTAGAGGTTGCCTTGGTGAACTGCATCATGCCCAATGGTCCAGTCTTTGATTTAGCTGTGGGTTTAAACCGTGATTCCGTCCAAGCGACTTTACGTAAAAGGTCATAAGAGACCCCGTTGGCATCAGCCGCCTTCTGGAACAGACCATCATATTCACTTGGTACGTTCTTATCGTACTTATCCATTTAGGGCCTCCTTATGTAGCCTTTAGTTACTCCTTGCGTCCGTAGATGAACTTCGGAGTCTGTTTACGTTTATCTCGCACTCGTTTAGAAGCAGCTTCACGGGCCTTGGTAGCGGCAACGATAGGCGCTCGTTTGTTGGCATCAGCCAGAGCCTTCTCACGGGCCTTCTCTTCGAGTTTCTTCTGGTTCTCACTCCAGACCTTCGAGAGTAACTCTTTGTCATACCGGACGCGGACTTGACCAGTGGTATCCATAAGGTAAATTGAGTCACCTTGAGAATACATGGTCAGTTGCTTGTTGGTTATCCAAGGGTTGCTCGCAATGATTCCCTTACGTGCTTCCTCCAGAATATCACGACCTTGCTCCCACGATTTCGGGTCAGAGTTGACTTGCATCAGGTTCTTCGGAACTACCCCAACGGTATCACCATCAACATCGTCACCAGTGAACGTGTAGGTAGATTCCTTAAGGAACTTGGTCATCTGCTCCATAGCCATGCTTTCGTTACCTGAGCGGAACTTAACGGAGTCATAAATCTTACGTGCAGATTCACGAAGTGACGCTGGCATACGGGCAATCTCAGGAGCCGTAGAGCTATTCAGTGCAGACTCGAACGCCTTATCGTCCTCGAAGCGTTGCTCTTTGGAACGTTTGGCAGTCAGTCGGTCAGCATCAAGAATAACCTGAGGGTCAATACCCTGTCTGTCCATCATGTCCATCGTCAGGAATAACTCAGCTTGGTCTGGGTATAACGCAGCAATCAACTGAGGGTCAGCATTGCGGATTCTACGCAGAGCATCCAGAGCGGGTGTTCGTTCAGGCAACTTACCGTTAATCACAGCGGCAGACCACTCTTGACTCGCATCAGTTACCATAGTCCCAATTGCCGAACGGAATGCACCATCCTTAGAGTCCGCTTGAAGGTATTTCAGCTTCATCATGTCCTTGGCACTCTCTGGGATGTCCATACGGTCAATCTCAGCGAGCTTCTGGTTGGCGTAGTTAACCATATCGCTATGCTTGAACTCACCAGTGTTCTCGTTGACTGGCATATCCTTAAAGTCCGTGGAGACCCACTCACCGTTGATTCGCTTCTGGAACTGCTTGTCGATTACGTCAAGTTTGTTCATAGACTTCATGGAGTCATCCAGAGCCTTGGCTTGAGCTTTCGTCCATGCGTTCATTTGGTTCTGAACTTGCTCCTGTGCCGAGATTAACCATTGACGTTGCGGTGTCATCTGCTCATCAGGTTGGACCTTATCGAGTTCAGCCTTGATACCTTGGAGCATCTCCCACGCAGTACGAGGGTCCTCTTGGTTCAGCGCAGAGTTAATCTTCAAGCGGTACTGCTCGTTCAGCTTAGCGTCATTCTCAAACTGAGAACGTTGCGCTGTTACCATGAGAGCATTCCACTGCTCTTCGCCCATTAACTCTCGGTAAGTCGTAGTGGCACCGTTGAGTGTTACCTTCTTGTCACCTACTCGCATCAGGAAGTCAGCACCACCAGCGCGGCTAGAAGCGTCACTGAACGCTTGGCTTATAAGCTGTGTTGCTTGAGCGTCCGAAGGGATTGCCCCAGTAACCAGACCGTTGTCGATGTACTTCTCAAAGAAGTCCGCAGAGTCTGGGCGACGAAGCATATCAGGGTCTTGAAGGACACCGTTGAGTTCCACTCGGCTGTTCATGATGGCACCCTTCTGAGCTTGCTGGCTCAAGAAGTTATCATGTGCCCCATACAGTGAGATGTTACGCTCGGTGATGTCCCCATTGAACCCACGCTGATAATCAACGTCATCAGGGTTAATCCCGAACTGCTCAGCGTATGCCTTAGCGCCTTCTTGAAGACGACTATGGCGATACTCTTCCATCTCCTCACGAGTACGGAAGACACCCTCTTTAATCTTCTGCATAATGTCATCGTCCACAAGGTACGCAGCGTTACGACCAGTCTTGACTCGGAGTGCTTCCATAGCGTATGGGTCATCCTGATACAGAAGGGTTCCGTTGTTGAGGGCCTCTCGGCGTTGCTCAGGAGTCAGCTTACGGATAATCTCGTTTGAGCGTTCATCGGCTAGGTCTCGTGCTCGTTGCTCCTTAGCGGCATACATATCAGCACCAGCCTTAGCGAACCGACCAATGGTGTCCAATAAGCTGGGCTTTGGTTGCTCAGCCTGAGTGGTTGCTGCACGATAGCCCATACCACCAGTGCCCCCACGTAACCGAGAGAGTCCCGGTTGTGCCGCTTGAAGGGCAGATTCAATCTTACTCATAGCTCATTACCTCCCCGTCTTGGTTCCTTTAGCAGCAGTAATAGGTGCCTTATTGGTTGACTTAGAGTCGAACGCGCCGGATGCATAAGCACTCGCAGTGGCAGACCCCATGATAGCCAGAGGGTCAAGAACCATCTGTAGCTTACTCTTCTGTTTCTGTTCGCCCTTATAGATTTCATCAATCTGGCTTGCAGCACTTTGAGTGCCACCAAGTTGCTGTGCGAAGATTGCTTGATAGTCGCGGCGATAGTTCTCAGTTACCATATTGGCTTCCCGAATGAACTGGCCTTCCGTGACTCGCTTAATTCGGTCCATTGAGGCACCTTCAAGCATACTCTCTCCGATAGCCGCTCGGATTGACCCCATAGCCTGAACCTTCTGCATGTTCTGAGAGGTCAACTCAGAGGACGCTTCCTCAAGGCGACTTCGAGCTTGCAACGATAGGTCAGCATTCTGGATGTTCGTCTGTCTCATAAGTTCCATAGCTTGACGACGACCAGCGGCTGTCTGTGAGGCAATCATTTTAGCTTGAGCGTTCTGACTACCGATAGCCTGAGCGCCAGCTATAGCGATAGGAATTGCGGCTGCCCAACACATATGGTTATCCTCCTTTCGTTATTGTGAATAATTGAAATTGACCATCTCGTGTGTACTCTTCATGGAACACCGCACCGATAGTCTTGAGGAAACGAATGTGGGACGTATTGCCTACCCATACGTAATTCCAAAGAGTATCATACTTCTCAAGCATCTTATCGCGATACTCCATGATTAACTTACGGAACTCTCGCTTAGCTTTTCCACTAAGTCGCCACACTTGGTCACTCGTAACGAACCAACATTGGTCCCCACAGTTACCACCGATAGCTAGAGGGAACCCATAGAGGCTCAACGTGACACACTCGGAAGCATCAGGGAAACTCGGCTCAATACCAGCAGCCTTAGCTTCAAGAATGTCATGGTGAGCCGGAGTGAATACCTCAAAGTCTGTACTTTTAGTAGGTCTTATAATCATCATAAGAAAACCCTCCCGTAGTCGTATTGTTCTCCCTATAGTGAGTCGTATTAATTTCGAGCCACCACAGGGAGAACATTCAATTAAATACCGGAACTTCTCCGTAAGTAGTTACCTTCCCAGCCGCATCCAATGATGTTCAGCGGGGTAGTCTCATCAGACAAGATAGACACTGTATTGAACTTGGCGTTACCCACCACAGGGAATCGATATTGTCCGGTCCCTAAGTTCAATCGCCCAGTCCTCAGAGTGTTAGAGCCTAAGCGAGCACCAGCCATTGTGTACTTCCAGTTGGACGATTGGTTCTCAACATAGATGTCGAACGCCCCAGAGTTCTCATAGTTCACCCACGCTCGGCGTAACTGCAAGCGCCCAATGTCTTCCGTGGAGGTAGACCCATCGTCGGCAGTTTGCTTGATGAGAAACTTAGAGAACTCATAGACGAAGTCAATGTTGAACCCAATGTACACCATTCGTCCCTCTAAGTTACCGTTGAGTCTCAGCCAAGGGTCGCTATGCCACCCACCTGTAGGTTGCTCAAAGACCGTTATCTTACCATCTGGCTCCAGTACAGTGATTTTGCCCCTCCCGAAGTTTGCACCATAGATTGTTGGCAGGTGAATCGAGGTAGTGAAGGTGTCATCGTTGTATGTTCCACTAGGAATCGTATAGCGAATCTTCATGTCCATAAAGGCACGGTATGGTTCGCCTTGTAAGTCAATGGCGTTCTTAGTGAAAGCGATTTTAGCTAGGAACGTATTGAACTCATTGCGCAGAATCACATACATGTCTGAGTTGATACTTTGGCACGCTAGAACCTGCACATTTGGTCCAAAGTCCCAGTGAGACCACGACTGTTGTCTTAGCTCCTCGTTCAGGTACAGGAATTTGTACATGAAGATTTTGCTAGGGTCCCCGTGAGATAGTACCGAACAGAAGTTTTCTGTACCACTACCACAAATACTAAACACGCCATTAGGGATGTAGTTGGGGACGTGCGCTGTGATGTCCTCAGCGTTCTTAACGGAACTTACATCCTGCACAGCGTAGTACCTGTGGATGGACGTGTAGCTGGACCTCGGACTGGCAAAGTAGACGTTACGCCCAATGCCATAAGGTCTCGCTCGGTCTTGTACGTCAAACTGAGTCGTTAGGTTCAACTCAACCGACTTCGACGTGAGAGTACCGGAAGCAGTCAGGACAAATTGTGCTTCATCGGACCAAATGAGTAACTCCTCAGAGAACGGAACGGCGTACTTGAGGATTGCTACTCGGTTGGTACTAACGGCTACGTCGATAGGGTCATCATCGCTCAGGTTCGCGATTGACGCTGGGTAGAAGTTGAAATACTTAGCGGTTCGACTCAAGATGATATTCTCTCCACTTAGGAACCCCAAGCGGTTACGGAAGAAGAACACATCGTTGATTGTGGAGTCCATGAAGGAAGGCCACGGGTTTGTATCGTCGTCACCACAGGTTTTAGGATTCCACTCAAGCCATCTGAACTCAAAATTACCGTCAGCAGCGCGTACCAACGCGTGGGGCATCGTTTCGTACATAAGCTGATTGTTAACGTTCCATCCTAATGTTTCAACCCAGACCTTGCGTGTAGCGTCATAGCGAACGTAGTATTGGTCAGCGGACTTGGACGCATCCCCTACGATTTTCACCATGTACCCATCAGGGGCGTTAGGCGGCAACTTAGAGAATGACTGAGCGTAGTGAGTAACAGGATTAATCAACTGGTCAGCATAACCATCCTTAGTTACTAGGGAGTTAATCTCACCAGCGGCATCAGCGATAATGTGGATGAAACCCTGTCCAACGTTAAAGGTCCATCCAGGAGTGTTCGCCCGAAGTTGTCGTGCAAGTTCCTCAGCGAGCCATTGGGCATCCGTATTGTTAACGTGTACTGGCTGTGAACCATCAGGAATCTGATAGCTCGCTTGGGTTCCACCGTTTATCTGAATCTGTAGGGTCCTACCATACTGACCACCGCGAACGTTGATTAAAGCGTCCTTCTTGGGGTTAAACCCAGCAAGGTTTACCGCAGCGGCATTACGCGTGACCCTTACGTTTCTGTTAACGATGAACGTATAGTCAGCCACAGTGACCATCCTCAAGTCATTCCTTGGGTTTGCTGTCTGTATATATGCAGCGCCATCTGTTGGGTATCGCACCTCCTTCTCGTTACCAGCAAGGTCAAACACGCGTATGCCGCTACCTGTGAACACAGCGTAGTACTGTTCGTTCTCATCACGGTTAATAAGGTGGATATATGGAGCCGGTCCTAAGTCTCCACTACCACCAAGTGTCTTAAGGAAAACCAGAGGTGGACGCTTTTGGAGGCCCTCGGTCTCCGAAGACCAACCGTTAACTTGTCGTGCCCCTTGGTCTGGATAACGAAGGATGTCAGGCTGTTGGCTGATACCACCCTTCAAGTTCTTGATTGATTGGCTAATGAGCGCCATTAGAGCCTCCTTACAGGTTATTAGCGAGTCAGTAGACCAGAAGTGAATGCATCACCATCCAGCATGTTGAACCCACCGTAATCCACTTCGTACTCCATACAGAGTCGTCGAGCCTCGTCTTCCTCTTCTTGAAGTACACCCTCAACTTCCGGTGCCCCAAAGAATCGGTTGTTGAACTGACGGGAAGCCTTAATGACAATCCAGTAGCGGAAGCACTCAGGCATCTCATCGTAATCTCTGAGACGAATGATGTTCACAGTGATACCGGAATCAAAGCGGTCTGATTGACTCGTTCGGTCATACACATAGCCACCTCGGTTCACGTAGACTGATTGACCGGAAGTAGCCATCAGTGATAGATAGTCGTCGCTATAAACAATCAGGTTGGAGAACACATCAGGTAGAAGCATTATGCCTTCCTCAATGTTGAATGTCCAACCACGAGACTGAATCTGACGGTTAATCTTATTGAGAATACGTCGAGCGTTCGCTACATCCGCGTTAGCGTCACCCTCAAGCGTCGATACCGGAGGTTCACCGATAGATGCCAGAATGTCGTTAACAGCGGCTAACTCAGCGGCAGTCTCAACGTTCATATCGTATGAGCGCATATAGTTTCTCCTTATGAAGCAAAAAACCCCTCAAGACCCGTTTAGAGGCCCCAAGGGGTTATGCTAGTTATTGCTCAGCAGCGGTATAAGCCAACTCAGCTTCCTTTCGGGCTTTGTTAGCAGCGCGAGTCCGTGCAGCCTTCTGTGCTGGCGTTAAGGTTTCTTCTGTTGAAGTAACACTCACCTCTTCGGAACTAGCAGCGACCGTTGAGGCCACCCTTAGCATTACTCCCCCTTGAAAACCACCGCACCAGCAGCTTCTGGGCGCAGACCACCGTGGCCCATTGCGTACTTAGCGATAATCTGGTCCGCTTGGAAGTTAGCACGGCGAGCGCGCTCCAGAGCCAAGTCACGCAGTTTAACAGTACCTACCGCAGAGCGGTGCATGAACAGGCCGATAACGTTGTCCTTAGCAACCTTGTCATTACCACTCTTAGTGGAAGGGAAGGCGTGCTTCTGACCCATAGTATCCTCACGAGTAGTACCAGCGCCACCAGCGGTGAGGTGCGGAACTTCTACAACCTCAAAGCCCATAACGTTGCGGATAGAACCCTTCTCAGGGTCAATCAGAGCAGCGTAGTTTGCCGCGTTCGGCATCAGTGCAGCCAGAATCGCAGAGTAGCTATCTGGGTCGCAGTAGAACACGCGGTCAGCAGCAGGAACATAGTTCTTGGTCAGAGCCGCACGAGCTTTAGTCAGAGCCGCAATAATCTCCTTACCCAGAGCAACTTGGTCGGTAAGCGCAGTCTTGGCCTGAGTGGTCTCAATTACAGTGGCAGTACCGAGACCCGCAATGTTCTCGTCAGATGTGCCAGCCAAGTTACACAGACCGGCAATCTCCGCCAGAACCGCACCATCAGCAGCCATCGCCAGAGACTCACCCAACTGAGAGGTGTACTCAGAGCGAACGTCATAGTGGTTCATTGCGTCCTCAATATCGTAAATCAGAACGTCAGCCGTCAGGAGACCATCAATGGTGATAACCTTTTCGGTGTGTTTGATGTCTTTACGTTTATCGTCGAGGTTCTCACCCGGAGCCAGATACGCTGCCTGAGTGCGACCCAGTACAGGGAACTGAGCAGATTTACCACTGGAAATGGAACGGACCATGTGGCGAGAAGTGGTCACAGAGGTACGAGCGAATGCAGTCAGAACTTCGCCACCAAATACCTTCAAGAACAACGCCAGTTTATCGGAACCACTTGCGCCTTTACCTTGGTTAGTACCCAGTTGCTGTCCACCAGTCATGTTAGCCATATGTATGTCTCCTTCTTAAAGTTAAACAAGAATGATTTCTAGAGGGAAACCGTTGTGGTCTCCCTATAGTGAGTCGTATTAATTACAGAGTCTATCAGAAGTTCGAATCGATTACTTTCTGTTCGACTTGACGACGATAGTTGGCATCCGTGCGATACCGTGGGTCACTCATAGCTTTAATCATCTCGCTACGGTCCGCAAAGCCTTCACGCTTGGTAGCCTGAGGTTTAGCCGGAATAGCACGAGTAGTAACACTACGAGTTGGCTTACGACCAAACGCCTTAGCGCGAGACTCACCAGCCAAGTTGATGATAGCCTTAACGGTCGCTAAGTCACGATTGGTCAACGCACTGTCCAGCGACTGTGCAGCCTCAGGGTTGTGCGTCTCAAGGTGATTGTACAGCGCGTCAAAACGTTCACGACCACCAGCGTACTCAATGACACTGTTTACGTACTGCTCCACCAGAGCTTCTTGACCACGAATGTACGAGTCAATGAAAGCCTTCGTGTAGCCAATTTCAGCCAGCTTAGCGTAGGACTCAGCGGACAACTCTTCGTTCTCCTCGTACTCACGCTGGATAGCCTCAATGGTATCGACACTCATGCCACGCTCGGCAGCAATATTAATCATCTCTTGGAAGCCCTCTTCGTGCTCACCAAGTTGCTCAGAGGCAGCTACCAGTTCTTCTGGAGTCTCACCCAGTGGGGTAAACTCTTCGGAACCTTCGGTGCCCTCAAAGCCTTCTTCAGTGTCCACATCGGTCGGCTCAGAGCCATCACCAATACGAACCTGAATGCGGCCTTCGTCATCCTCTTGACCGAACGGGTCAGAGTTGTCATACAGGTCACGTTCTGTTTCCGCTTCGTCGGACGCTAACTCGATTGCATCATCGCCATCACGGGCAGCAACATCAAGAGCCAGCATATTCTGCTCATGTTCCTCAACGGAACCACCAGACATCACAGCGGAGTTCACGCCAAAAGATGCATATACGTCTGCATTAGATTCAGCCATTATTATTGTCTCCTTAAAGTTGAACTACAGGAAGACCGAGGACTCCAACCTCTTGTCATCGCTCATTTCAAAGATGAGGTCTCCCTATAGTGAGTCGTATTAAATGCCCGGCTGTAGACCTACGGAATCAGCAGCAGCAGCCATCGCCTCAGGAGAAGCCGTAGCCTGTGCAGCCATACCTTGACCAAGCGCAGCAGCGCCATTATCCATACCCATTTGCATAGCCTGTTGAGCCATCTTCTGTTGCTTCTGTTCTTCGGTAAGAAGGATACCAGAAGTGTCAATACCGATAGCGTTCGCAATGCGCAACTTAATAATTGCAAGGTTGATGTCAGGGTCATCGCGCATAGGAGCAAGCGCAGCCCATGCAGTTACGCAACGCTCCAGCTTATCAAGGTCTTGTCCTCGACCAATTGCTTCCAGACCTGTACTAATGGTTGGCTCTACGGCTTCCTTAGGTAACTCAGGAATCTGTTGCGTGGCTTGTAGTTGCTTCAAGAGCACTCGTACCAGAGGCAATTGCAATTCTTGAGAAAGGATAGAGTAGACACCACCTAAAGTATCTTCAAGTTCAGAAGCGACATACCGAATCTCTTCGGCGGTCACACGTTCACCTGTGCGCTGAACCGCAGAGTTCAACATAAAGGCAAACGAAAGGCGAGCCTCGATAGCGTCACTTACGGCCTTAGCCACAGTAAAGTCCGCTTGCTTCTCCAATTGCAGGAACGAGATGTCTTCTGGACGACCAGTAACGAAGTCACCAGTCTGAGCTTTAGTCAGTCGGCGTGGCTGGGTAATACCAGCAGGATTCACTAAGCCGATAACCTTAGAGCTAATCATGGACATCTTAACGATAGCCTCTTGGAGATTCTCAAGGGACCGTAAGTCGCCTAAGTATTCCTCAATGTACGAACGACCGTATGATTCACCATCTAGTCGAACCATTCGAATCGGGATGTACGGACAAGCCTCTTTAGGGTAAGTCCCATCGGAGCCTTGAATCTCCATACCTTCAACCTCTTCGTAGCGGAGATATTCGTCTGACTCTTCGTCCAAGTAGATGTGAGTGTACACATCAATGGTCTCATCGGGTTTCTTCTCACCGCCTTGACCTTCTACAGCCTTACGGATGTCCTCAGGGAGAGCGCCAAAAGCTATCTGGTCACGTGTCACCATTTGCAGAACGTTGCCGAATGCGTCTCGTTGGACCACATAAGAAGACAATCGGTACAGCTTCATGGGATTGTAGTTTGACCCTTCTGGTTCCGGTAGGTACAGCAGGACGTTACCCGCTACGACTAACTGCTTGAGAGCCTCAAAGAGAGTCACTCTGTAGCTGTTAGACTCAATGTAGTTCATGATGATACGCTCTACCATTGAGAGACCCTCATCGACCTTAGCGAGTCCATCGGGGTCATTCAGTAACTGTTTCGCCTCATACTCAGAGATGGTCAGCTTCATCCACGTTTGCATCGGGAAGAGAGCCAACATGAGCTTAGAGGCCAAGTTATTGAGACCGCGAGCACCCACAGCTTGCCACGGAGTTGTGTAGTCTGTGGATGAGTTATCGGAGTCCTTAGGGAAGAGGGACGGAATGGTGTACTGAGCGCAGTTTTGAGCACGAGTCTCATAAGGAGCACGGTCGTTCTTTAATCGCTCATAGACCGACTTTGCACCTTCCTCGGCTAGACCTGTACGCTTCTCAGCCATGTGTCACCTCCTGATTAAATGTTGATGCCGCCACCGGAGCTACGAGCCACACTCAAGGACTTCTTGCCACCAGCTCGAGCTTTCTTACGTCCGCTTTCGGTCTGTGCTTCATCCTCAGTTGTAACCTCTTTCTCAGGAACGTCAACAATCTGTGCAGCGGGAGTTGCAGCAGCAGCCTGTGGCACTTCCACTACTTGTGCTTCACCAGCACCACCTGCCAGCGCACCAGCAACCTGTTTAACCGGACGAGCCACTTCCTCGGTAACTTTCTTCACGGCTTTCGTAACTGGCTTTGTGACTTTCTTCACGGCCTTCTTAATTTTCTTACCCATAACTTATACCTCCTTAAAGTATACACGCATTGTCTCGCCTTCGTGTTTACAGCGGGACACCCAATCGCAATCGTGGAGTTCTGCAAGGTACTTAAAGCGTTTCGCAAGGAATCGCTGTAAGCCTTTAGAGTCTGCCTCAGGATTAATGACAACGGACGTTACATCCAGAATGTCACCTTTGTGGTGAATGTCACAGCTTACGCACCACGCGAAGTACGCTACATGTTTTCCGGTAGAGTCCAGAATGTACTCTTCACGACAACCAGACATGTCCATAACTTCGTCAACGTAGAGGCTGTAACCAATAAAGTGTCCTTCGAATCCCTTAGGCAACCCAAGGTGCTCTACAGTCCACCGGATTGCACGGAAGCGGCTTTTGGCTTCCACACATGTGAACTCAGACATTACTTCTTACCTCCGAATGCGGACTTACGGATTGAAGACTTCATACGAGCTGAGCCAGTACCAGCGGCTTTAGACTTCGCTACGGAATCATCGCGTTCGACCTTGAGGTCTTTGCGTCCAGACACTTCGGTGCCCTCGATATCCGTCTCATCAGAGGACCCACCGAACTCCACACCTGACACTTCTTGGGTCAGAGGTGCTGGCTCAACGGCTCGAACCTGATTGGTATCCATCTTCGGAACTTTAACTTTCGGTGAGAAACACATAAGGTCAATCCTCCCCATCTTCTCTTAGTTGTTCCTTGCGCACATCAATCTCGTCAATGACGTTAGAGGCATACTGTAGGCCTTGAATGAAACCCAAGATGTGGGCCTCACTACAACCATTAGCACGCATAAGTCCTATATGACCAGACGCTTCGAGGTACGCATAGTTGAATCGAACCTGTAGATACTCAGCGGTTGCACGGGGCACGTCTGGAATATCGTTAGGGTTCTTAAGTAATTGGCTAATAGGTGTTAACATGATAAAGATTCCTCTTAGAGTTAAATCTTAAAGTAATAATCATAAAGGCCCCTATCTCCCTATAGTGAGTCGTATTAATTTAGGGACCTTGAGTTTATCACTTAGTGTCGTGTAACGACTTGATTATTCGGGCTAAGTCCCAAAGGCCCCACGCAATGAGGCCCATTCCGAGAACACAAAGACCAATGCCAATATACGCTACGGTCTCCACAGGTAAATCTCCTTGTCAATAAAGTTGTACTCATTGAACCGTAGGATGCGAGCCATCTGGCCCTGTTTGATAACATCCTCTTCGGTCATACCAGCCTTAGCGCCAATGGACTTAATGCAGTCCCAAAGCGTCTCATGAGGCTCAGGTTCGCGTTTAACCCACTTAGTTACCTCTTGGCCTTTGTTCTTCCCAGACTTAAGCACAGACGTTTTAGGCTCGGTAATGAACGGGTTATTCAAGAAGTCCTCGGCAGTATCACCCCACCCAGCAATCCCTGAGTAACCATCGGTGATGTCACCCTTGATGGTCTGGAAGAGGTGCCACCAGTCAGCGGACTCTTCGGTCTGAGTCAGGATGTTACCAGTGGTACACCACAGGAAGTCACAGTTAGGGATGGTCTTAAAGTCCTTATCGCACGAGATGATTACAGCTTTACGGGCACCGAATGCAGACGGATTGGAAGCAATAACTCCCATAACGTCATCGCCTTCAAGCATAGGCTCACGGATGCAATAGAACTCTTCACGCTCAAAGAGAGCATCAAGGAACTCAAAGTAACCTACAGGTTTCTTCGTGGCCTTACGGTTAGCCTTGTAGTTCGGGTCCACCAGTTCTTTGCGCCAGTTGACACTATCGGTGAACGCAAGGACAATCGGAGCACCTACCCAAGCCTTCTTACGGGTCTCATAGGACTTGATGGAATCCTCAAGAACCTGACGGGCCTTAGCGTGGTCGCAGCAGCGGTGCCAAATCTCCTCCTCCCAAGAGGCATCAAACTCAGCAGCACTCATCGCTTGGAAGACCAGCCAGTCGCCGTCCATCACGAGGATACCCTTGTCGTCACAGCCTTCACGTAACTCATAGAACTGTTTAAGGTCAAGAAGCGCCATTAAGTTTCTCCTCTAGCTCAGCCACGTATTCATCAGCTTCCATCAGTTGATTCTTAAGGCTATCGTTCTCACGTTCCAGAGAGTCGATGTAGCCCTGCATATCGTTCCACACATCGCGCGGAATAGTCACAAGTTCACGAGACATTAGACACAACCTCCCATTCGTTTCAGAAAGCGAGTACCGGAAGCGGTAATTTCCCAAGCGCCACCGTTACGTCCACTAGTAGTCAGGCACGAGATATGACCACGGGAAGCGGCCTCCGCTACGAGGCTCGCATTGTTACGCACATAGTTGGACTGGAAAGTCTTAGGGCAACCTTTGATTGCTTGCAGCACTTTCAGGTAGTCAGACATCAGAACACCTCCCGTACAGTTGCAGGAGATAGCTTGAAGCAGTCCTTATCGGAATACTCTTCGTGCATGTCCTTAATGGCCTCACGAAACGACGTGCGCACCACGAACGCCATCACACCCTCCATACCGTGTGTCAGGAACTGGACAATCATTTCCTTCTGTTTACCATCTGGGACAATAGCACCGGAGCCAACCTGCTTACACAGGTGCAGCATGTCTTTCTCGATGATTGCCTGAACGTCAGACGGCATCTTAGCGGTAACGTCGAAGGACACTTTAAATTTCTTGGTCATAGCCATAATGATTTCTCCTTTAGAATGAATGGATGTTTCTTACTTTCTTAACTTCTGGTTCATCATTAGCGCGTGTTTCTCTAAGAAACCGTTTAGCACCTTCGATGTCTGTAAACACAAGTCGTCGCTCGTTTACATAGCTACAAAAGTAGCTCCAGAATGGAAACCACTTGTGCCGGAACTGTGGAAAATACAGAACAGTACCATCTGTGTATTCAAGTTCAACTATCCTATATTTCCAAGTAGCCATAACTATCTCTCTCCTATAGAATTAGTGGCATACGGCCCAGTTAGGACCCATCTTACCTTCGGTATCCAGAAGACACCGGAAGTTCCAGTGGTCTCCAACCCAGCGCATTGCTTCTTGTGCGGTCTCAATGACCACCTGAGCAATCTCTTTGGTACGACAACCTACTTGGATTTCGTCATGTACCCACGCCATGTACGCAAAGTCCCCATCCCAGCCATGCTTCAAGCCTTTCTCTACGAGCATCTCTTCGGTCTTGATAATCCACAGTTTGCAGATGAGAGCACCAGCGGATTGTAGCAGGGTATTCAATGCAGCATGAGGACTACGAACGTGTACCTTACGACCATCCAGACCTTTAATCCAGCGGCGTTTCCACTTGACTTGCTGTTCACCAGCTACCCACTGAGAGGACTCAACAAGTGTTTGTTGGATAGACTCACGGAGTGCTGCAATCGCTGGGGTGTTCTCAAGGAATTTCTTCTTGAGTTCCTTACCGCGTTCTTTACCAGCACCTACAATCTGTCCAATCTTCTCATCACCAGCACCATAGAGGAACCCATAGATAAACGTCTTAGCGTTATCACGGGTCGGCAATTCGGCAGCTATCTGGTTCTTAGTGTGAATGTCACCATTGAGAATCTCGTGAGCATACTCACCGTTGTCAAAGCGAGCCATGAAGTGGGCCAAGCAGCGCAACTCTAAGCCGCTGGCGTCTATCCCCGCTTGTACCCACGGCTTGCCTGTAACACCGTCCAAATGATGTTCAGCACCAAAAGCAGCACGACACTGCTCCCCGTAAGGAGAACGAACACCGGGTATTTGTGCAAGGTTTGGGAAACTATGAGTAGCACGACCAGTAACAGCACCGTTTGGGTTAACGGCTCCATGAATCTTACCATCATCTTGAACATAATGTAACCACGCTTTGTCTCCTTCTGCCGCCTGTCCGATTCGCTTCTGAATCATCAAGTACTCTTTAATGAGGTCAATAGCGGCTTGCTTCTCAGGGTCGTCTACACGAACTCCTTCGAGTACCTCATCGTCCACCACAGGAGCACCCTTATCGGTGTACTTCGTTGGGACCCATCCAGCCTCTTGTAGTTTCTTCTGGATGTGGTCACGAGACGATGGGTTAAACACTACGTGCTCTACAGGTGTGTAGGGAGAACCAGCAACGTACTCGCGGGTATCAAGTTCGCAAGGCTCGCGGCCCTCTCGCTGTGCCTTATTCTTAGGCTTCTTAAAGATACCACCAACTTTAGGTATCTTAATGCGAGGGTATTTTGGTAGTGGTTTACCAGTCCTCGGATGGCAGAACATTTCGGTGCCACCTTTAGGTTGATACCACGAGCCAAACGTTTCTGTCAATTTACGGAGCAACTCAGAGCGGCGAGCAGCCAACTCTACGTACAACTCTTCGATTGCTTTCGTGTCAAACGGGAACCCATTGCGCTCTTGTTTAGCGAGAAGCCATGCAGCACGATGTTCAACGTCAACGGCCTCAAGGGATTCTGACCAGAACGTAGTGTATCCTACGTCCGTAAAGTCAATCTCAGGAGGGAAGTAATGTTTGTCAGAGAATAGCTTCTCAAGGAGAGCCTTAGTGACCACAACGTCCTGAACGTTATAGGCCATCATCTCTTCGTTGAAGTTCCACCACTCCATTCCGTCAACGTATTCTTCGCCTTGCTCTTCAAGCATACGCTTAAAGTCGTCTTTATATTCACCCTTCATCTCGCCTAAGCGATAGCCCCACGCCTCCAAAGCGTGAGACCCAAAGCGTTTGCCGGGTAACTTACCGGAACGCAGTAGACCCATATCGGTGTCCTTTAGGTTGGAGTGAATCAGTCGTGACAGCACAAGGGTGTCAATACAGTTCTCACGAGGAAGGTGGAACTCTCTGTTCAATTGCAGCTTTGCCAGTTTGGTCAATGCGGGAACGTCATACTTGTGACCGTTGTGGAACACAATAAGACCGCCTCGTGCAACCTCGGCTTCCAGCGCATCCAGATACGCACCGAAGTCACTCGGACGGTAGCTTACGTACTCAGCGGTGGAGTAGTCGTAGATAACCCCGCAGTGGAACTTAGTGACGCTCTCTAAGAGGGCGTTAGCTTCGATGTCAGAAACGATCATATTGATTTCTCCTGTTTATTATCGCGACTTAACAATCTCTTCATACGAGACAACTGTCAAGAAGCCTGTGTGAATCGAGTGCATCTTATCAGCGACGATTGCACCTTGTGGTGTGACACGAGTGATATATGATACTTGTGCATATCTGTCGCGCACTGAGCGGACGTAGCCATACCCGCCAACAACTCCCATGTCAATCTTAACCCAGTCGCCAGCCTTGATGTGGGTCATTGTGTCCTTATCGAACACTTTATGGCTCAGCTTGGTAACTTCTGGTTTCTTCCAGCCAGTCTGTCTTGTCCAAGTCCAGCCTAAGTTCTTCAAGATGTGAACAGCGGAGCGAGTCTTAGCTTCATGGTACTTAACGTCCTCCAATTCAGCTTCCAGTTTAGCGATTTCTGCTTGGATAACTTTAGGGTCACGCATGATAATATCTCCTATAGTGAGTCGAATGATATTCATGAAGGCCACCACTTGGGCGGCCTTGAGTATACCACTCTTAGCTATCAATCTTATCGAGAATAGCCATAGCTTCATTGACGCGACCAGCTTCGTGGATTGCTGTCACGGCAGCTTTGGTAAGCGCATTGACCAGACGCAGTGCTTGTTCATCTGTCAACGTCATACGCTGAGTGTGATTCTTAGAGGACTTAGAGTCCTTCCAACGGTAGACCATAGTCGCCTTACCGTTACGAACGTTGATGTGAACTCGACGGTTCCACTGGTCAGCGGTATCGGATAGACGGATAGTTTCAGCTACTTGTGACATAAGGGTTTCTCCTGTTTGATTACTCAAAGAATTTGGAAAGTTGTTGAGCTTGGCTGGCTACACGAGCGGCCTCGGTAACTTTATTGGATGCACTGTCAGCCAGTTCATTTGAGCGAATAGCCAGAGCGCGTGACTGTGTGGCCTCATTACGGGCCTCGTCGTTCAAGCGCTTAGCTTCCACGTTATACAGGCGCACCAGCAGTTTGCCCAGCTTCTTAATCAGTTTGAACATGATGTGTCTCCTTTAGTGAGTCGTATTAAAATCGTCAAGAATCCTGTCAGAAGTCAGTGTCGTTAGACCAGTCTGTTGACTCTGAGTGTGACTCTTCTTCCCCTGTGTAACTCGATGGTTCGAGCCAGCCTGTTTCCTTGTTGTATTCCATAAAACCAGCAACACCAGTGTCACCAGTAAAACGACATTTAAGAATACGGACAAGCACAAGATTTGGATTATCACCTTGTTGGTTCCTCTCTAAAGCGATTATGGTATCTGAAAGCTGGCGAAGTGCTCCAGAACCACGTAGGTCAGTGATAGAAACTGGGCGACCCTCCTCGTGCGCTCGGCCCTTCTCAGGGTTCTTAAGGTGACATATAACGACCAGCACCACACCAGTTGACTTAGCGAACCCTTTGAGCTTGGTCATCAGGTTGTCAATCATCTTACGCTCATCGGATTCACCAGAAGCGGACACGACGATTGAGATGTGGTCTAGAATGATTACGTCACAACCCAAGCCTGAGCGCATGTAGGCCAGCTTAGCGAGAAGCCTATCGGTCTCGGCCTCAGCGAATGAATCGTAAAGGTGGAACGAATCGTTACCGAACAGTTCATCGAACCATTGGTCGAACTTTCCGTTCTCAATAATCTCTCTCTTTAGTGAGTCGGATTGACGTAATCGTACACGGTTATGGAGACCTATAAGGTCCTCAGCGGTCTCTTCAACTGACTCTTCAAGCATCGCCAAGCCTACCTTCTTACCCATTGCTGTCCCCCATTGTAGGGCTTGTTGGCGAACGAAGGTTGACTTACCCATACCGGAACCGGAAGTCACCATAATGACTTCACCTCCACGGGCTCCTAAGGTCTTATCATTGATGCCTGTGCAGCCACTGAAAAGTAGACCTACTGATTCCTCAGAAGATAAATGCTCACGGATTCGTTCACGTAACGAAAGAGCCGAGACTACGCCATCAGGAATCCACGGGCCAGCATTCCACACTTGCTCCATGATTTCACGGTCGTGACCATTAAGGTGACACTCGTTGGCATCCTTACATGGAAGAACAGCCACGCGTACCTTGCCAGCGGGTAGTACTTGTGCGGCCTCTTCAACTGCTTTGCGTCCTGCTTCGTCCATATCGAACATCAAGATAATCTGTTCGAACTGGTCAAAGTATTCGTAGTTGGCAGCGCATGTCTTCTTAGCGGCAGAGGCACCGTGACCCAACGACACTACAGGATACTTACAGTCTTGAAGTTCCATCACGGTAAGCATGTCGATTTCACCTTCTGTGACAACAATCTTCTTACCGCCATTCCACAAGTGCTTCCCGAACAGGGCATCACTTTTGTGACTACCAGTGGTCTTAAAGTTTTTATCTTTATCTCGGACCTTCTGACTGACGATGTTACCGTTCTGGTCCCGATAGTCAGCCACTTGGTACATCACTCCGTCCACCTTGGCAATCCAGTATCCAGCCTTCTGGCAGGTTTCCTTGGAGATACCACGGGCAGTTAGCGCAGAGTAACGACCATTGGATTCCCCGAAGTTCCACACGTTGTATGACATTGGTTTACCTCCTGAGGGTTTCCGTTTTGAAGCCCTCTCTTTAGTGTCTTCATTACCAGAAGTCCACTTCTCGCATACGTAGCAGAATGTGTGTCCGTCAGAGAACAGCGAGTTCCCATCACTACTCCCGCAGTTGTCACAGGGAATGTGGTAAAGAAATACACTATCGGAATCGTGCGAATTGTCCATGCAATTCCCTCCTAGTTCTATAAATCCACTCAACGACTTCCAATAGGTCTCTACTACGAAAGTTATGCTGTTTACCATCAGCGGTTACAGTGCCTCTCCACATCTCCCTTTCCTTGCTCCAACTCAGTCCCTTTAGTCCTGAGGTATTGCTCTTTGGAGTCTTCATGTTCCATGAGTTTTCTTTTGGGAGAGCCAGACGGAGATTGTCTAAGGCGTCGTTGAGTGGATTGCCGTCAATGTGGTCTATATAATAACCTTTTGGTATAGGCCAATTGGCTGCCTCCCACACTTGGATATGCCTCCTCGGAGCCTTATAGAATTGTTTATAAGACTTGCGCATTATTTGACCTCCATTGCGAACAAAGGGAAACCGTTGTGGTCTCCCTTTAGTGAGTTCAATTAATTATCCACGGTCAGAAGTGACCAGTTCGTTCTTCTCCCACCAACGCTTAAGGTCGAACGATGGGCAAGCCTTAGGTGCCACATCGTGATGGGCGCGAAGCACAGCGCCTTCGTACTTAGCCAGAAGTGTGACAAGCAGTGAGCGAAGGGATTGCATCTGGGCTGGCGTAAAGTTAGCGTCGAACTTACCTTTATCGTCGATACCACCTACAAGGCAGACACCAATAGAGTTGTGGTTGTAGCCCTTAGCATGAGAGCCTACAGCCATCTCATCTCGGCCTTCCTCTACAGTACCATCTCGCTTGATGATAAAGTGATAGCCTACGTCCAACCAGCCCTGCTCTTTGTGCCACTGGCGAATCTCTCGTACACCTACATTCTGACTTGGCTTGGTAGCAGAGCAGTGGACAAAGATTGCGTCAGTAGATTCACGCTGTTTAAACTGTACACGAGACATTATTTCTTTCCTCCCTTCGATTGTTTCAGCTTGTCAAATGGCACCTCCTTTTTAGGTTCTTTGAGCCATTCCACAGGAATTAATTTGTCAGCAAACAGGATACCGTGCTTCTCGCACCATTCACCGTAACTGGTCGGAGACCCTTTGTACAGCTTGGTGCGCGAGCTTGAGAACACCAGACGGATGTCCAGTTCGGGAAACTGTTCGCGAATCAATAAGTGTTTCTTTCGGTCGTCACTCTCCCATAAACCTTTGGTTTCAATGAAGATTCCGTTAGGCAGCAGGAAGTCTGGAGTATACACATGGTTGCTCGCAGGGACAACGTAAGGGATTTTCCACAGTTCATAGTCGAACTTGATGCCCTTACCCTCTAGCTGCTTAGAGACCTTATCTTCTAGGCCGGAACGGAATGTCCCGACCTTTCGGATACCACGCGCAGCGTATGCGCCAGCCACTTAGAAGTCTCCGTCTTCGTCTTCTTCGTAGGACTCACCGTCGTCTTCGTCCCAGCTTTCTTCGTCGCGTGGTTTGCTCGCTTTGGCAGAACCAGAGGCAACATAGCCGTTCTCTTCGACTTCGTCAGCCCAATCGTCTTCGCCGCCACCAAAGGTAGCCAGTTCGACCAGCATTACGGATTCCAGTTGCAGCTTAACGCTAGCACCCACAGCAGTGTTCCACTTGTACGGGACCAGAGAGTACTTGACTTTCAGCTTAGAGCCGCCACCGATAATCGGCACTTCTTCCAGCTTCTTACCTTTGGAGTCAACCACAACCAGATTTATGTGCTTGGTCTCTTTGGTCTTCTTGTCTTGGAAAGACGCGTAGCATTTGAACTTAAAGGTAGTCGTGCCGTCACCGTTATCGAAGAACGGCATGTCACCTTCATACGGTTTCAGCGGTTTCTTACCACGAGCTACAGCAGGCGGGTTAGCTTCGTATTCCTCAACGGCAGCAGAATAAGCCTCTTCGTGGCACTTCACGATTTCATCGACCATACGCTGGCAGCGCGGGTCTTTGTTGGGAATAGTCAGGTCAACTTTGTAGACACCACGAGGGTTCCCAAAGCCACGCTCTTCGTTACCGTAGTCCGGCTTACCGATGTAAGCGTAAGGTTCAGCGGTACCCAGCGCAGAGGTGAAAATCTTCTTAGCCATAATGTTAATCTCCTTTAGGTTTCGTTTAGTTTCTCATAGGGAGTCTTCTCCCAATAGTGAGTCGTATTACTTCGGTGCTACACAAGGACGCACACGAGTAACCTCAAAGCCAGCCGGAACGTATTGCCATTCAGCTAACTCCAGAGCTTCGTCTAGGGTCTCTGCGTAGATTGGAACCTCAAAGGAATGCTCAGAGGACTCTACGGTAGCCCAAAACTTCTTATTGTCCACACTAAGTGAACCCGTATTTAAAGTTGACATATCAATAACCTCGCGATAGCCATTGGTTGTAAAGTTCCATGTAGTGACTGGCTGATTCATCGTCACCACGTTCTATACATTCAGTCCACATCTTGTGGCACCATTCGCTTGGCTTAAGAATCATAGCACTTGTCCTTATGTTTCTCGTACAGTTCACCATAGAACCAAGCCTTCGCCATATCCTTCTCTAAGTAAGCCAGTTCTGATTTCTTACCAGCCCGTAGGCGATACTTTAAGATGTTCCCGAAGCAATAGCCTTTGAACTGCTCACGAGTCATTGAACGGGCAATCACTTCGATAGCCTCAATGTCGTCGAACAGCATGTAATGGCTCGGAGTACGAACGCCATCTATAGCTTGTGGCTTAGCCACAGGTTGACACGTATGTGGGTAACGGTCATCTTTCTCTAAGCAAGCTATGCAACCCATCAGAACACCTCCTTGATTCGTTTGAGTAACAGACGGACGAACGGGAAGCGGGTCACTGCCACACTAAGAACCGGACGTTTCTTGTCTATTGCTTTCTCAAAGTCACCGCGAGTGATAATGATGTGGACGCTAGGTGACAAAGGAACCGTGTCACCAATAAGAGGCAGCTTAGCTCGGCGCTCGCTCGCACATACGATTGAACGGTCAGCACGGCGAACTGAGAAACCCTTAAGGCTTTTGTTGTAATGAAGTCGAAACATATAGTGTCTCCTTTAGTGAGTCGTATTAAGCGTGACCATCTGGCATATCGTCATCGCTGTAATGGAGCACAAGGCATCCGACGATGATGATTAGTAGTGGCATTAAGTACATCATGGTGTGTACCTCCTTTAGTGAGTCGTATTAGCATCTCGCACAGCTATAGCCTCTTCGAGAGTACCATATGTGCCGTAGGATTTACCAGAAATCCGCACTATAAACCTACCAGTCTTGGAGCAAGTGTGGATGTATCTCTCACCGGTTCTTGACTGCTTAGGAACTCTTCTGTTAAACCCATTCTGTGATCTAGTCACTAGCCTAAGGTTCTCTATCCGATTATCGCTAGGATTCCTGTTTATATGGTCTATCTCCATACCAGCGGGTATAGACCCAAAGTTTAGCACCCAAACTATGCGGTGTACCTGTACGTTCTTCTTGCCAAGCTGAGTAGACCAATAACCATCTTTGCGCAAAGTTCCCATTTTAACTGGTTTACCGAAACGCAAAAAGACCAGCCCCGAAGGACTGGCCGGATTGTATTTACATTTTTTCGCAGCGATTATCTTCTGTTCCACGGAAACATGAGAATGAAGGATGTCTGAGACTCCCATCGTTAGTTACCTCCATAAATCCAATCTGGCAAGCCCAGCCATTATAGTAGTCTTCGCCATGTTCTTTAACGTTAGCTGTAAATTCATCCATTAAGGCGCGAGAGATGTTATTGGCATCGACAAGACGACCAGTCTCAAGAAGCACCTTGAACCCAATTACCTTACCTTCGTTAGCAAGTCCTTCTGTTCCCCAGTTTACACCTTGAATGATTCCGTCAGCTTCCTCAAGAGGCTTGAGTTTCCACCAGCCGGACTTCTTACCGCGCTTGTAGATGCACATTGGGTCTTTCACAATGAGACCCTCATGTCCTTCTTCCCGCTTGGCCTCGTACAGTTGCTGGAGTTCGACCATATCATAAACCTCATAAGATTCAGCCGCTTGCCATTCTATTTCAGGGTAGTATTCCTGTAGCAGAGGCAGCATATTCTTAACGTGTTCCTGCATAAGCAGCGTCATAATGTCACAGTCTTCTCCAGACTCTACGATGTGCAGCGGTAGTACAGCATAAAGTTTAACTTGAAGTTTCATTGCGTGCAGGTGAAACGGTATCTTCTCTTTCTTACGTACTGGCTCAACGAACAACACTTCATGGAACTCTTGGTTCTTAGTGTCAGTCCATTTGGTGCGTAGTAGGCCGGACCCCGTGTTAAAGTCCACTCCCTTGACCATAAGTTCGCCATCCAACATAAAGCCATCTTTGTAGAAACAACGGTCATCATTCAGGAGATGCTTCCACCGAACGTCGAAACCGTTTAAGTGCTCCAGTGCCGGAATCGTTTTAGATACGCGAGAGAGCCAGCAACCGTTAGCGGTATTGTCTACGCAGATGTTACCACGGACACCATCATATTTAACGTCAGCGATAAGATACCCAGCGTTATCCAGAGCCTTCTTAACGGCAGACTCTACGAAGGACGTTGCTTTAAACGGGTTGGTCTTAATGTTCATCATAAGGTTTATCTCCATGTTGAGGTTAAACGACTAAGGCCACTCGGTGAGAGCGACCTTAAGCATTGTCCTCCTATACTGAGTCGTATTACTTCCAGTGCTTCAAGTCTGCGTGTACCTTACGGAGCCACTCAGTCTTGGCATTGCATCGGACATCTTCGTCTGACTGTTCGAAACGCTTGGATGTCAGCACGAGGCCATTACGTAGGACAATACGGAGAGTCTCACCGGATACCCATCGGCGCTGTGCGTAGTTCTCATATCGATAAGTCTCAGTGACCACACGGACATCGTGGTCTTCTTTAAGCCTCTCTATGGCATCCTTGAACGCCATTAAGTTACCACTATATAAGCGACCCATCTTACTGACCCTCCCAGCTACGTTTATGAGAGCGGTCACGCTTAGTCTTATTCAACTTGCGACCTTTGGTTGCCTCGAGGTCATGAGCGTTACGGTTAGAACGTTTGGTCATCTTTTCGAAGTTACGCATACTTAAAGTCCTCTCTTAGTAATCTTTAATTTATATCTCTCTAATTAACACTTAAGGGTCTTAAAGTTAAACCTTAAGGTTCTCCCTATAGTGAGTCGAATTAACGCAGAAGGTCAATCATAAAGGCCACTCTTGTGAATGACCTTGAGTCTGTCCCTCTATAGTGAGTCGTATTAATTTGACGTTACGCGAACGCAAAGTCTGACTTAAGGATGTCTTGGAGATTCAAGTTACCTTTAGCCGGAAGTGCTGGCATTTTATCCAATTGAGATTCGTGAAGCTGGTCTGCGAACTGCCCGTAGAAGTCAGCCAGTACATCACAAGACTCATAAGTGTCAACCATTGTTTCGCGCACAGCTTTGAACAGGTTGGCAGCGTCTGCCGGAATGGTCCCGAATGAGTCGTGAATCAACGCAAATGATTCGATTCCGTACTTCTCGTGCGCCCACACTACGGTCTTACGCAGGTGGCTACCATCTTGACTGTGAACAAAGTTCGGAGCGATACCGGACTCCTGTTTGTGTGCATCAATCTCGCTATCCTTGTTGGTGTTAATGGTAGGCTGTAAGCGGAACTGACCGAGGAACATGAGGTTTAAGCGGGTCTGTATAGGCTTCTTGTATTCCTGCCACACAGGGAACCCATCAGGAGTTACCCAATGTACCGCGCAACGCTTACGAAGAATCTCTCCAGTCTTCTTATCTTTGACCTCAGCAGCCAGCAGCTTAGCGGCAGACTTGAGCCAGTTCATTGCCTTTACAGCGGCGACTACGGTCACGCTCACAGATTCCCAAATCAGTTTCGCCATGTACCCAGCGGCCTGATTAGGTTGAGTGAACATCAGACCCTTGCCGGAATCAATAGCTGGCTGAATGGTATCCTCAAGGACTTGCTGGCGAAAGCCGAACTCTTTGGACCCGTAGGCCAACGTCATGACTGAACGCTTAGTCACACTGCGTGTAACACCGTAAGCCAGCCATTGACCAGCCAGTGCTTTAGTACCCAGTTTGATTTTCTCAGAGATTTCGCCAGTGTTCTCATCGGTCACAGTCACTACTTCGTTGTCGGTCCCGTTGATTACGTCAGCTTGGAGAATCTCGTTAACTTTCTTAGCAACAATCCCGTAGATGTCCTGAACGGTTTCACTAGGAAGGAGGTTAACAGCACGACCACCTACCTCATCGCGGAGCATTGCGGAGAAGTGCTGGATACCTGAGCAAGACCCATCAAACGCCAGTGGCAGCGAGCAGTTATAGCTTAAGCCGTGGTGCTGTACCCCAGCGTACTCAAAGCAGAACGCTAAGAAGCAGAACGGCGAATCTTGTTCGGCCCACCAAGTGTTCTCCAGAGGAGACTTAGCGCATGCTAGGATGTTCTCGTGGTTGTCCTCAATGAACTTGATGCGCTCAGGGAATGGAACCTTGTCAACTCCCGCGCAGTTAGCACCATGAATCTTCAACCAGTAGAAACCATCCTTGCCGATTGGTTTACCTTTAGCCAGTGTTAGCAGCCCTTTGGTCATGTCGTTACCTTGCGGGTTGAACATTGACACAGCGTAAACACGACCGCGCCAGTCCATATTGTAAGGGAACCAGATAGCTTTGTGGTTAGCGAACTTATTGGCTTGCTCAAGCATGAACTCAAGGCTGATACGGCGGGACTTGCGAGCCTTGTCTTTACGGTACACAGCGGCAGCAGCGCGTTTCCAAGCGGTGAGAGCCTCAGGATTCGTGTCGATGTCTTCCGGTTTCATCGGGAGTTCTTCACGCTCAATCGCTGGGATATCCTCGACCGGACAATGCTTCCACTTAGTGATTACGTTGGCGACCGCTAGGACTTTCTTGTTGATTTTCCATGCGGTGTTTTGCGCAATGTTAATCGCCTTGTACACCTCAGGCATGTAAACATCTTCGTAGCGCATCAGTGCTTTCTTGCTGTGAGTACGCACCAGAGCCAGAGGGCGGCGACCGTTGGCCCAATAGCCACCTCCAGTAATACCAGTCCAAGGCTTAGGAGGAACTACACAAGGTTGTAACATTGGGGAAATACCAGCCAGTGCACCAGCACGAGTGGCGATAGCCTCAGCGTATTCCGGTGCGAGTTCGATAGTCTCAGAGTCTTGGCCCACAACTCCAGCATTCTGACGATGTAAGTTAACCATTCCGGTTGACTCAATAAGCATCTCAATGCAGCGCACACCTACATGAATTGAGTCCTCCTTGTGCCACGAAGACCACGCCTCTCCACCCAGTAGACCTTTGGAGAGCATGTCAGCCTCGACAACTTGCATAAATGCTTTCTTGTAGACGTGACCTACGCGCTTGTTAAGCTGTTCCTCAACGCGTTTCTTGAAGTGCTTAGCTTCAAGGTCACGGATGTGACCAAAGCGAGCCTCATCCTCGATAGCTCGACCGATTGCACTGGCTACAGCCTGAACGGTTGTATTGTCTACGCTCGTTAGGCAAGCCAGCGTTGTCTTAATGGTGATGTACGCTACGGCTTCCGGTTTTATTTCTTGCAGGAATTGGAAAGCTGTTGGACGCTTGCCACGCTTAGCTTGTACCTCCTCAAACCACTCGTTGATGCGTGCAATCATCTTGGGTAGCAGGGTAGCAATTAGAGGCTTTGCAGCAGCGTTATCAGCAACCTCACCCGCCTTAAGTTGACGCTCAAACATCTTGCGGAAGCGTGCTTCACCCATCTCGTAAGACTCATGCTCAAGAGCTAGTTGCTCACGAGCTAAACGCTCACCGTAATGGTCAGCGAGAGTATTGAAAGGGATAGCAGCCAGTTCGATGTCAGAGAAGTCGTTCTTAGCGATGTTAATCGTGTTCATTTAGCGCCTCTTTCGGTTAGTAAATCGTATCTATTCAGGCCACCCGTAGATGACCTGTAAGATAAGACTATCAGCCCATTAGCATTGCGTCAAGTTTCTTGTCGATGTTAAGTGGCAGCCCGTTAGCGATAGCCATCCTGTCAGCTACGAGCCAATGGGCCGCTATGCGTTCTTCAAGCGCCTTAAAGTCCGCAAGCTGCATTTGTGCCCATGCGTTTGCGTGTCTGACTGTACCAATGGCATCCCTTACTCTGACGTGATTGCGCCAGTCCTGGCCTCTTGCTATGTTCATAAGTGCAACCTTTCGTTGGCACTTTTCGCGGTGTGCTTTACGTGCCTTACGGTTGCGACGTTTCATTCTACGCTTCTCTAAGCGCCCCTCGTGGCGTACCTTGCGTGCCTTAGCGCGGTCTATTGCCCTCTGTAGTGCTACCTCCTCGACTTCCTTAATGAGTTCCTCAGGGTCAATACTGAAAGCGCCACCGTCTTTCTTGTGCGAGAATGACACAGGGTCAGTAATGTACGGCACATCGTTATCGTCGAACATGATGTTACCACTATGCATATCGAACGAGGCGATGCCCTCAAAGAACTTGCGGATTAGCTTGCAAGTCTCGACGAACTCCCCATCCCATCCGGTACGCTTATCATATGCAGCCGATTTGCAGTCAATAATATCGCTTGCAATCCCAGCATATTTATCGTGCACCTCATTATCATACGATTCACAGTCGTTGAGTGCATCAAGAACCACCGTATAGCACCCAGCGTGACGCTGTACATCATAGATGTTAGGGATACCAGCGCGACCCTGATACATGCGGCAGAATGCGGTATACGCAGCGCCTGAGTCCTCTTTCTTAAAGCCCACCTTAATAACTCGTTTAGGCAGCAGAGGGTGACTATAGGCAGCCGAGAAGTGACCATTACCGAGCATCTTGAATCCAGCGTCAGCCGTGAGACACTTCAAGGTAGCCCACCAATCTTGCGCCTCGAGACACTGATGCAGTTCGGTTATATCTCCATCGCATGTCTCGCTATTGACCATCTCGACCAGTAAGTCGATGAGCATACCTTGGCGCTTGTCAAGTTCACAGATTGGTAGTGCTTTGATTGCGTCGATTGCGTTCGTGATGTCAGTAATGTTCATTGTAGTGTGTCCTGTATGTTCTTTATGAGATAGCGTTCAGTGTGTTGGCTAGTGCCCGTTCAAGTGCTGCCAGTTTCTTGGCTTTAACCTTTTCCTTTCGCCGATGCCATGCAGCGCGCTCCTGTTCCTTACGGCGTTCGAGGTTGTTTGCTCGCCACTCTCTCACAATCCGCCTATTTGCTGCATAAAGTGTCCCGTTAGGCATATAGCCGCGCTTTAAACCTTCGGTATTTTCCATGGTGTTAGTGCCTCAGATGTTGTTCAGCTTACGGTTGGTGCGGAGTTCACGCTTAAGGCGTTCGATTCGTTGTTTCATTGCGAACCCATCAGGTGTGCATACAGTAGACCCATTGCGTGTATGGATGGGCATGACGTAGTATTTCAGCATTTGCGCAGTGCTCCTGTGATGATGCAAGATACTAAGTAAGCACCCACGGCTACACATACAGACTTCCCTAAGGGTGCACCTACAACCAGACCTAGAGCGGTGAGTATACTGATAGTAATCATGTGCGTTGATTCCTCAAGTTAAGTGATAATCATAAAGGCCACTCATTAGGAGCGACCTTGAGTCTATCACTCAGCAGACTCCAAGGCTATTGCCTTGTTGTTTTCGTACAGTTCCTTAAGGTGTTCCATTGCGAGCGACCAGTTGGAGCCACAGCGCACCATGTCGCTATAGAACAGTACAGTTTGAGCGGTCAGACCGTATTGCACGTTGTTAGCCATTACTCTTCATCCTCTTCGTAGTCTTCCTCTTCCTCTTCTTCGACTTCCTCAAGGTACTCGTTCAGCAAGCCCTCAGCGTCTTCCCAGAGGTCAATCGTGAGTTGCTCATAGATGCGAGCTTGCAGGATGCGGATTACGTCCTTGGTGTCCGGCATAAGACCAGAGTCCTCGAACTCAAGGTCAATGCCCTCGCTTGCCATTACGCTGAAAATGTCACTGTAATAGTGCGGAACGGCGCTATCGGCAGCCATATGAACAGCATCGTGCAGGTCATCAGTGTCGCGGATGTCATCATAACGGATGTTTTCTTTCAGCATTTCGTAAGCGTGGTCGAAAACGTTGTTGTAAGTCATGTTAGACATAGCCATCTTGTGTTACCTCGTGCAGTTGTTAGTGAATATCATAAAGGGCACCTTGCGATACCCTTGAGTTATCCGCTAGTCATGCACTCAAGAGCTATTTACCAGATTGTTAAAGAGCGTCTTTGGTCAGGTTTCGTTAGACCGCATCACCTTTCAGTGTGGTGACTCACTGTTCCGTCATTTCGTGGTACATCGTACCGTGTTTACTTCGTGTTGTCAACCGTTTTGTTTCACCTTATGTGCCGTGGTGCGCTTAAGTCACCTAGAAGACACCGTTCGTCCGGTTGACGCTGTGTATCTTACTGCATGTTACTTCGTGTTGTCAATACCTGTTTTTCATACGACTTATCAGGCTGTCTACTTAACCGTTTGACCCGGTGTCGATTGGGATGGTTACTCACCGTGTCCCTCTCGATGGCTCAAAGTATCCTATAGGTTAGACTTAAAGTCAACACTAATTTTAATAAATCTTTAAATTAATCTCTTTAAGGTCTTTAAGTAGTCTCTCTCCTTATAGTGAGTCGTATTAAAGAGACAATGATTAAAGGGTATCTCTTTATAGGCAACAACAAGGCGTCTTTAGGGATAGGCTTTAGGATGGTCTTTAGGCTGGTCTTTAGAAGATACTTTAAGATAGGCGTTGACTCATGGTGTCTTTGGGTGTAGGCTTTAGGTGTTGGCTTTAGGAAGGACTTTAGGAGGTGACTTTAGGAGGATGATTCAAGAGGATACTTTAGGAGGCTGTAACAGATAGGGACACAGAGAGACACTCAAGGTAACACCCAAAGGACAACTAAATGGTCATCCCAACCCTAGGGAACCCTCAAGGTCAACCTTCGGTTGTCTTTAGGTGATTGGCTGGGCTTTAGGTACCCCTATGGGGGGAACTTTGGGTCCGTACACTGTGAGA